CATTCAAGGTATTCAAGGTCGTCAAGGTGCAAATGGATTCCAGGGCATTCAAGGCACTACAGGATCAACAGGTGGTACTGGTGGTACAGGTCTTCAAGGATTCCAGGGCACTCAAGGTACAAGTGTTCAAGGCACAACTGGAACAAGCGTCAGTAGTGCTAATGGTAGGTCTATACTAATTTCAATGGTTTTTGGTAGATAAAGTAAGGTAAAAAAATGGCAGATCCAAATATCTTTAACACATCAGTTATTAGTGGTAATACAACAGTACAAGCTGTAGGCACTAGCGCAACAGCTATTGTTTCAAATGCCGCTGCTTCTGGTAGAGTTTATAGAATCAATTCTTTGATTATTGCAAACATCGATGGTGTGAATGCGGCTGATATTACTGTTGATCTATTCCGATCATCGGTAGCATACAGACTGGCAAGCACAATTACTGTTCCTGCTGATGCTTCTCTAGTTGTCATTTCAAAAGAAAATTCCATATATCTTCAGGAAGGCGATTCCTTAAGGTGTACTGCTTCTGCGGCCGGCGATTTAGAAGCAATTTGTTCATTTGAGAATATAGCATAAAATATGGAAAGTCGTTTTCTTAATGGTGGTATGATCGGTGTGACACTTAATTTTGGTGCTAATGATAGATATGTTATAGGCACAACTCAGGATCGATTGAGACCTACTTATGTTGCGGGAACAACGGCACAGATTAATGGCGGTACTGCCAATCAAAATATCAACTTACCAGCTGGTCTTTTGGCAAATGATTTAGTCATTGTCGCTCTTACAATAGCAGGAACTGCTGATAAATCTTATAGAATTTCTGGTTATACTCAGGCGCTAGATAATTATGCTGACGATACTTTTGATACAAATCTTCAAATTGGTCACAAATTTATGGGCGTAACTCCTGATACTACGGTAACTATTACAGGCGGTACAGGAAGCACCGCTGATGGAGGCGCAGTTGCTATTCATGCTTGGAGAGGCATCGATACAACTACTCCATTAGATGTGATAACTCAATCGATTAGTCAAACAAATACAGGTATTCCAAATCCTCCAGCAACTACACCATCTACAGCAAACTCTGTAATTCTTGTTGCTGCTGGTTCGGCACACAATGGTGGCACTGATACATATACAGCAGCTCAACTTGCCAACTTTTTAACTGTTGGACAAGGCGGAAATACAAATGATGCTACTGTTGGACTAGGTTCATTTAATTGGGTTAGCGGCTCTTTTGATCCTAACGCATTTACTTGGAGTCAAACAGACTCAACTTCATTTTCAACAATATCAGCCACTCTTACATTAAGACCTAAATTATCAGATATACCTATATATGGCAATCTAAAAAATTCTGGTGTATGGAATCTAGAGGCTGCTTATGATTACTCATTCTCCCAATATACTCCACCAAGTCAAGTTCTTTTTACCACAACAGGCACACAATCTTGGACAGTTCCAGTTGGCATCACCGAAATCTCTGCTGTAGTTGTCGGTGGAGGCGGCGGCGGTGCAGGTGGTGAATCTGGCAGAAACGAGGGCGTAACAGGCGGTGCTGGCGGCGGTTTAGCTTATGGCACATTTGCGGTTACTCCAGGCGAAATACTAACAGTTGTCGTTGGTACTGCCGGAACAGCAGGAGCTTCCGGTGGTGATGGCGCGCCTGGCGGTACTTCATCAATTGCACGAGGAGCAACTGTTCTACTTCAAGGCGCTGGTGGTCAAGGTGGTCAAGAACGTGCGACAGGAACACGAACTGGCGGCACATCAACAGGAACAGAACGTGATGGTGGCGGCGCTGGAGGAAATAGCGGCGGCAACTCTACTGATACTGGTTCAGGCGGCGGCGGTGCTGGTGGTTATTCTGCTGCTGGTGGTGCTGGCGGTACAACAGGAGCTGGATCTAGCAGCACCGGTGGCGGTGGTGGTGGCGGTGGTGCTACTAACTCAGGCCAAGGTTATGGCGGCGGTGGCGTTGGCGTATTAGGAGCAGGTTCTAACGGAACTGGCGGTGCATTAAACGCAATAGGAACTGGTGGTTCGGGTGGTGCTAACGGCACAAGACCTGCGGGCGGTGCATACGGCGGCGGCGGTGGAGCATGTGATGACGACACAAGCAGTGCTGGTGGTGCTGGCGGTCAAGGTGCAGTTCGTATTATCTGGGGACCAGGTCGAGCTTATCCTTCAACAAGTACAGCGGATGTATTCTAATGTCAGGTCGTTATGGTGGTTACACAGGCGGTAGAAAAAAACTTCTTTACGATTTTAACACATTAAAATCTGGGTCTGCGCTTCAAGCTGACGGCGCTATTACGCCAAACAATTTTGATTATACTTCAGGTAAAGGCATATGGTCTCTCGGTTCTACAAATCAATTTCCTAAGTCTACAAACAAAACAGTTGCTTCAGGACTAACATCAGAACTATTTGCAGTCAATGGGCAAAATAATGCTTGGACTCAGAGAACAATCAATATTTCTAGATATGCTAACAAGACAGCCAGAGCCGTCTTCCGATACATAAATAAAAATGAAAGTGAAGTAGCTGATCTTCAATTAGATTTGGTCGTTTTATCAGGAACGACTTATAGTTTTGAAAATGTAGGCGAATCGTTTCAAACCACAACAACGGATACAAAAAGTTATTCATCTGCAACATGGACAACAGTTTCGGTTGCTACAACTAACGGCAGATGGAATGTTGATACGGGCGGCACGCCCACAACAAATGCAGCCAGAACAGATGCAGCCGGCGGTACTTATTATGTCTATGCGGAAACAACTGGTACCACAACAACAAGCGATTATAATTTTTGGTTAAGAAGTCCTGCCATTGCTCTAGGCGCATCTCCAACTTTTACCTTTTATGAAGCAAGAGCCGGAGCATCGACTGGCGAACTATACGTATACCTTGATATTACAGGATAAAAAAAATGCTTTACAGTAAAGACGGATCGTATCCAAATTATCTTCCATTTCGTATTAAACTATCTACTGGTTTGACTCGTACAGATCCAACAAGTTTTACACCAGAAGAGATTGCTGACGCTGGATATATTACGGTTGAAGATCCTCCAGCATCTATTCCAGATACGCAAATTCTTGAGTGGTCAGGTACTGCTTGGAATGTAAGAGATAAGACCGAGCAAGAATTAGGACTAGAAATTGAACGTAAATGGCAAGAGATTAGATCACAACGCGATTATATGCTATCCCTTTTAGACTGGAGATTTCTTCGCCATCAGTCTCAGATTAGACTAAATATTACATTGACAGATAGTATTGAAAGTTTAGACACGTATGCACAAGCCTTGCGTGACATTACACTTCAATCTGATCCGTATAATATTGTGTGGCCTACTTCTCCATTTTAATTTGATAAATATAAGAAAGTAAAAAAGAGACACATAAATGGCAATTCCATCAAATAGAGAACAGCACAAAGATTGGTGCCTTAGACAACTAGGGCATCCTGTTATCAATATCAATGTTGATGATGACCAGGTCGATGACTGTGTGGATGCTTCTCTACAATACTTCCAAGACTTCCACTTTGATGGTGTCGAACGTTGGTATCTAAAGCATCAACTTACCTCTGATGATATGACAAATCAATATATTCCAATTACAGACAACATCATCGGCGTAACCAGAATATTTCCAATATCGTCTACAAATGCCTCAGTCAATATGTTTGACTTGCGCTATCAGTTGCGCCTCCACGAACTCTATGATTTTACCAGTACATCTTATGTAAACTATGTTCTAACGCAACAGCATATTAGAACACTTGACATGATGTTTTCTGGTGAACAGCCAATTCGATTCAATCGTCACACAAACAAGCTTTATCTTGATATGAACTGGGCAATGAATCAAGTAGGAGAATGGTTGATTATTGAAGGATTTATTATAATTAATCCAGCGACATATACTGATGTGTGGAATGATCGTATGCTAAAGCGTTTAACAACAGCTTACATCAAGCGCGTTTGGGGTAATAATATGAAGAAGTTTGGCGGAATGCAACTTCCAGGTGGTGTTACTATGAATGGCCAACAAATCTATGATGAAGCAACAGCAGAAATCACTGAGATTGAACAATTGATCCGTGATACCTACGAAGAACCACCTCAGTTTATAATGGGGTAATTAATGGCAACCTCAGTATACTTCAACAATTTTTCTCCATCTGTTATCAATGAGAATATGCTTCTTGAAGACTTGATTGTAGAATCAATCCAGATTATGGGCCACGATATCAAGTATCTTCCTAGAGAAGTGTATGATCAGGCTGATGATGTTCTTGGAGAAAGTGTTAATTCTAAGTTCACACGCGCGTATGGTATAGAAATGTATCTAGCCAACGTTGAAGGTTACGAAGGTGATGGCGACTTCTTCTCTAAATTTGGATTAGAAATTCGTGATACTTCTAACTTTGTTGTCTCACGCAGATCATTTGAAAGATATGTTCCCTCTAATATAGCCACAAGACCGCGCGAAGGCGATCT